GTGGTAGACTTACTGAACTTAAAGCTAGAACAGGTAAATCTGAAGCTGAACTTTACAATGATGGTAATCCTGCTCATAAGAAAATGGTAGTGTTTGCAAGAAATGCTCGTAAATGGAAACATTAAAATAATACAATTATGGAAGTAATTAGAATAATTCGTAAAGGTGTTTTACCTAAATTAGATGAAAAGCCTAAGCCTTTTTATAATCAAGTAGGAGTAGAATTTAAATTGTATAAAGATAATAATTGAATTAATATTACAATTATGGATATTCTATATGTTTTAGGGAAAGGTTCAAAGTGGGACAATAATGAACTTCGTTACTCGCTTCGTAGTATAGAAAAATTTGGTAAGAATTTAGGTAATGTATATGTTATTGGTTATGACCCTGGATTTCTTTCTAATAAAGTTACTCTTGTAAAAATAGAAGATTGTTATGGTGTTAAGCATAAAAATATTCTTAATAATATTTGTAGAGCTGTAGAACATACAAATATAAATGATAATTTTCTTTTATCTTCTGATGACCATTTTTATGTAAAAGAAACAGATTTTGATAACTATCCTATTTATTGTAAAGGAGAATTACCTAAAGTTATTAAAGCAACAGATAAAGCTAAAGGTTATAAACAATCATTAGTTGACACTAGAAAACTTTTAGAAAAATATGGTTATACTCACTATAATTTTTCTCAACATGGTAATACTCATATGTCAAGAGAAGCTATTGCTTTAGCTAATGAACTTATACAAGAGTCCTACGGTACTCATCGTGGAGCAGAACCTACTTGTCTTTTATTAAATGTTTTATATAAACATAAACCTTTTGAATTTATAAAAAGAGGAGATGTAAAATTAAAAGACAATATAAAAGGCGTAGAAGATATTAAACAAAGATTAGGAGATAGAGAAGTATTTTCCATATATGATAAATCCATTGATAAAGGAGTATCAGAGTATTTACAAGAACTATTTCCAGATAAATCAAAGTATGAATTATAACAATTAACGTAACTTTAGTGCATTTCTTAGTTACTCGTGTCCATTGTCCTAGTGATAGTGGACACTTTTTTATTTTAATTTTTTGAAAACCAATTTAAGAGCATCTTTATAATTTGTGGTACAAACTATCAACCGAATATATAAAATTCAATAGAAAGCAAATGGAACAGATAGAATGACAAATTATATAGGCATTTTGCTATCTGCCGACAAAATCTTAATACTTTTTAATAATGTTAATAATGCTATTGGCAGTAATTACAATATAGATAAAATTCTTGATAAAATTGTTGTAAATAGTTTTGAAGATAATATTAAAAGTAATACCTTTGCGGTGGTTAAACTATTGGTAGTTATAAATATAATAATCCTTTTAGAATTATGGCTGATACAATTATTGATTTTGAAGGTAAAGGTGATGGCACTGTTCAAACTACACCAGTTGATACGCCTGATAATAATCCTGCAAATGAGCCTGATAAGACTCCTTTAGATGGAGGTGGCACTGATGATATAACAGGAAAAGATAATACACCTGCTGATGATAAGAAGCCAGATGATGGTGGTAGTCAAGAGGGTAATGATAATATCCCTTCTACGGGGGGTTTAGAAGTTGGCACTGAAATTGAATATGAAGGTGCTACTTATACTGTTGATGAAAACGGCAATATCGTAGATAAAGATGGAAAAGTATTTAAGGAAGCAAAAGATGTAGAAGCATGGCTTAAAGAAAATGAAGCTGCTGATGCTAATGATACTGATAAATTATCTATTGATGCCATTCGTGAAGCTGTTGGCGTAGATGTTACTGATGAATCTGGAAAGCCTGTAGAATTTACAAATGATGCTAAGGGCATTAAGAGTTATATTGATTCTGTTATAGCTCTTAAGTCTAATGACATTGCTCAAGGTGCAGTTAATAAAGTTTTTACAGATACTCCTTTTCTGAAGCAATTTGTTGATTACGTTACAGTTAATGGAAGTCCCAAAGGTTTTGGTGATATTCCTGATAGGAGTGGTATTCAACTTGATAAGGACAATCCATCACAACTTGAAGCTGTCATTCGTATGGCTGCAAAAGAGTTTGGTAATAAAAGTTTAAATGATAGTTATATCAAATATCTTAAAGACTCTGGTGCACTTTATGATGAAGCTAAATCACAACTTGAAGCTTTAGTTGGAAAAGATAAAGCTTATCGTCAAGAAATTGAAGCTAAAGCTAAAGCCGCAAGAGAACAAGAAGAACAAGAAGTTCGAGAATATTGGCAAAGCGTTAGTGATGCTATTGCTAAGAAAGTTATCGGAGGTTATAAACTTCCTGATAGCATTGTAAAAGAGGTAAATGGTCAAAAGGTTACTTATACAACTGCTGATTTTTATAAATATCTATCTGAACCTGCAGTTCAAGATGAAACTGGTAATGTATTGACTGCTTATCAAAGAGATTTGAATAATTTATCAAATGAAGAAGCTCTTAACAAAGAACTTCTTGACGCTTGGCTTACATTTACAGGGGGAAGTTATAAAGATTTGATTGATATGGCTGTTAAAGAAGACGCTGTTCGTAAATTAGTTATAAAGTCTAAGCAACAACGTTCTACTAGAACTGTAAAGATTAATAAGCCGAAAAGTGGTAAAGTAGATGTTAATGATATTTTATTCTAATCTTTAATTTTTTATTAACATTTAATTAAAAATTCTATGTACAAACTTAGAGAAGTATCTCGTGGTAACTATGATGACCGTGGTTATTCTAATGAAGAAACTATTGCTCATCTTATGCTTACACATCCTGAGGAAATTAATAATACTCTTACCTATACATATGGTATGGATGATGATAGGTTTCCTCTAACTTTCCTTACTGAAGGTCAAGGTAGTGCTGGTGTTGTTGATATTAACACTGAACAATGGACTTGGAAGACAATGGGTAGGTCTAAGTTTAATGATTATGTTGTTTGGTTTAACACAAGTAATACTACTCCTGGTAAGGGTGGTGCTATGTTTGATGTTGAGTTTGCTACTCATTGGCTTATTGAACAATATGGTTTGATTGCTCCTGATGGTAAGACTCAAGTTCGTATTATGAAGGATTTGGGTGAGGGTACTCATGGTGGTTTTGTATATCGCCTGAAGCTTACTAATCCTAATCCTAATGCTTTTGTTGCAGCTGATAATCTTGCTAAGGGTAAGTACTGGAGTATGACTGCTCCCACAATTAGTGCTTCTTACAGTAAGGGTAATCGTATGAATGTAATGGGTCCAGGTAAGATGACTTCTCAACTTGAATATCATCGTTATAGTTGGGAAATTGCTGGTAACATTTCTAATACTGTTGTAACTTACGAGTTTAAGACTAAGAGTGGTGGTACTACTAATCTTTGGATTAATGAAGAGCAACGTCAGCATGATATTCATATGCGTATTATGGATGAAGAGCGTCTGTGGCTTGCTGAATATAACCGTACAGAGAATGGTGAGGTAACTCTTGTAGACCCCGATAATGGTCAGCCTATTCCTCATACTTCTGGTATGATGGAAATCTGTCGTGAAGCTAACTATGACACTTATGGAGAACGTCTTACTCTTAACAAGATTGAACGTACTATTGGTGATGTTCTTGATAAGGACACTGATACAGGTTCTATGGAAGTAGTTCTTGGTGTTGGTAAGGGCTTTGCTCAAGATTTTGACCAAGCTATTCGTGATGATGCTAAGGCTGAAGGTTTTGTTACTCCTCTTGGCGACAAGATGATTGAAGATTGGGAAGGCGGTCTTTCTTATGGTAAGTATTTCCGTCGTTATAAGACTGTAGATGGTCATATCATTACTCTTAAGAATCTTCCGTTCTTGAATCATGGCACTCTTGCAGATAATGACAAGTCTAACGGTAATGTTCATCCTCGTACAGGTCTTCCAATGTGTTCTCACCAAGCATTCCTGCTTGATATGAGTACATATAATGGTGTTCGTAACGTTCGTAAGGTTCGTCTGAAGGGACAAGTATATCTCAGTGGTGTTCTTAAGGGTCTTACTCCTATTCCTGCTTCTTGGGGTGGTGTTCCTCAGAATAGTCTTGGTACTGAGATTGATATGTCTCGTTATGAAATTAAGAACACATTTGGTCTGCAAGTTAATAACTCAACTAAGATGATGCAGTTGAAGTGTGTCCTCTAAAAAGTAATAATAATTAAAGATATAAATTGAATATGCCACTTAATAATCCTACTACACAGGCTGGTGGAGTTGCAAGTTCACCTAAGGTAGAAACTCCGCAGGGTACTAATTTAAATAGTGCTGCAACATTTGATGAAGATTTGAATAAAGAATATGTTGATAATAGAAAAGTAACTATTAGTCTTGTACATAATTATTCTAATTACAGGCGGGCTAATATGAAAGTTCTTGGTCAGCGTAAGGAAACTATTGGTTCTTCTATTCGCTCTTGTCAAGTTCTTTCTTCAAATGCAGAAGAAGTCAATGCTTATTTCCCTGCACTTATAGGTTTGTCTCCTAACAATCCTGATTTTATTACTCGTGTTAAAGCTTGGCTCAGTAACATACAGTTTACTATAAATGAAAACGATGTTTCTCTTGATATATCGTTCGTTTATAATAAGAAGTCTGATTATCTTGAAATACAGAAAAAAGAAGAGGCTATAAATAGAGAATATGACAAGGTAGATAGAGCTAATACTGCTGCTATTAAGGAAGCCCTTAAGAAGAAGATTGATGCTCTTAATACTCTTGAAAGTTCTAAACATAAATATGGTCATCCTGTTAATCTAGAGGAATATCTTATGTATCGTCATTGTCTTTTGTATAATGATGTAGCAAAGGATATTGCTCTTATTAACTCAGATCCTAGTCTTCGTTTCTATATTAAGGATGAAGCAAGAGAAGCTGAAAAGCAGAAGAAACTCACAGAACAGAAGACAAAGGCAATGAAGAACTTTGTTGAACTTAATGGTACTACATCTAAGTTTAATGCAGTTTATGTTGCTATGTGTGTTTCTCGTAATGATAATCTTGCTGAAGCTCTTCTTAAAGACCACAATGAAAAAGTTGCTGCTCTTATAGAATTTGTAAATACAAATCCTGATAAGTTTAATCGCTTTGTTGAAGATAAGAATATTCAAATTAAAGCCTTTATTGAAACTTTGGTTACTCGTGGTGAACTTGTACGTTCTGAGTTCAATCAACAAATTTCTACTGCTGATGGAACATTCGTTGGTGCTAATATGAATGAAGCTATTGCTTGGTTCGAAAATCCAGAGCATAAAGATGTTCGTGAAGCATACGAAAATAAAATTAAACTTTTCTAATATATTGATATTATGACTATAGCTGAGATGCACGTATGGTTTAGACAGTATGCTCAACAAATGGGTATGCAAAATGTCCGTGCTATACTGCCAGAACAAATTGATATATTAATCAATACGAGTATCACAGATACAGTCAATCAGGTAATTGCAAAACACATTGCAGTAACAGGTAATAGAGGTATTATAGATAATGCCAAATTAGGACAAGTAAATAGTTTAAGTTATCTTTATAAAGTTATTACTGTAAATGCTGTACCACTTCAAGTAGCTGAACCAGGACAACCTTTTGTTGCTGATAAAAATCATTCTATTTATAGTCAATCTGCTTATATTGTTTATTTTACACAAGCATTAAATGGTTTTTCCTATTTATATTTGGTAGATTTTGCTATAGAATATTTTGATTCAAATGATAATCTTACAAATTGGTTTCCTGTTAGGATAGTTGAAGATGAATTTCTTGCTGATGCATTAAATGACTTTATACTTAAACCTAAAGTATCTTCTCCTATTATTGTAGTACACAATGATAAAGTAGATTTATATATAGATAAGGCAACTTATGAAGATGATATTATTCATCTTCCTCATAACGTTAAACCTAGTAGACTACGTGTTAGTTATATAGATAAACCTGCGGTTGTTGAATACAATAAGACTAATCCATCTGCAAGTGTTGATTGTGATTTACCTGAATATATGCATGTTGATATTCTTAAACACGCTGTTGATTTATATCGTATTGCTGTAAATAATGGTACATATGGTAATCAGCAGCAACAAGTTCAAAACCCTAGTACAGGAAGAATTGCTGGAACAGGTAATGAAGGCTATCAATCTTAAATTTAAATAGTAAATAATATGAAACAACTTCTAATTGTAAGCAAAACAGGAGCATATGCTTATAATGCAAGTGATGCTAATGACCTTAGTGCTCTTGATGCTGGTTCGCTTATGTTCTTCAATCTTAGTGATTATTCTAAGATTACAACTCCTCCAACAGAAGACTTCGGCATTGCTCTTGGTCGTCCTAACAATAGCGCAGCTTTTGTAATTCCTGAAGTAGATGTAAATACTTTGAGCATTGTAAAGGCTGACTATAGCGAAGGTACTGCGTTTACTGCTACGCTTACTGTTCCTACAGTAGCTGCAGGCAATACTTACACTACTATTCTTGTTAAAACTGGTACAGTAGTTGGTGAACGTAGTAATTTTACTGCTACAGTAACTGTTCCTTTTGGCGATACTAGTACTACTGCAAGTGATGTTGGTGCTAAGATTCGTGCTTATTATTCAGAGTTAGCAGCTGCTGGTACACTTAATATTACTGTAAGTGGTAGTGGTGCTAATGTTATCATCACAGGTACTAATAAGGGCGAAGGCTTTGTATTCAAAGGTGCTGATGATATGAGTTCTGTATCTGCTACTTCTGTTACTGTTGCTACTCCTCCTGTAGGTGATGTTGCCTATATTAAGGACCTTGCTTCTCAGTGTGCTGCAGGTAAGGGCTTTGTTTATACTGAAGGCTCTGGTAAAGAGATTTATCCTGGCTATCCTGAAGAGCTGAATGGAACAACTTATAATATTTATACTCTCCGTTTCAAAGTAGGTCGTAAATCTGCTAAGACTCGTGATGAGAAAGTATGGCAACTTGTTCATATTGCAGTTCCAACTAATGCTAGCAGTGCTGCAGCAATTGATGCAATCCTTGTTGGAGATGAAAGCTCTTCATCTTCTGCTGGAGGAGATGCGTAACTAAACTATAATGTTTAATTTAAGTCCAAGTGCCTCTTAATTGAGGTGCTTGGATTACCTTTTACTAAAATGAATGACTTTCAAACAATAAATGAAATTGTAAATGAAAGTGTCAGAAATTCTTCTTATGTTACTGTAATTATTTCCAGTTGTGTTTTTGTTGTTTACACCTTAATTATTAGACTTATTGATTATTTTAAGTCAAAAGATAAAAGTAAACCACTTCTCGAAATGGCAGCCGCCCTTAGGGAAAATACAACAAATATAGTTAAACTTAATCAAGTTCTTGATAAACAATTTCAAGACGCTGAAAAGAAAGAGAGTACAAGAATAGACTCAGTTATAGGAATTGCATTTGATAGTTTTAGGTCTGCAATATTGACTCAATGTATAGATATAATTATACATAATAATATAGATGCAAATCCTAATAATATTAAGCAAACTATTTATAAAACAGTTACTACTGAATATTATAAAGTCTATTCTGTTTTTGCATTATACGAACATAAAGGTATCAATCTAGCAACTAGAATTAAAGAAGGATGGATTGACGATATTACTAAGGAATGTTTCCAAGTAATCTATAACAATGAAGATAATGCTACAAGAATACGTCAAATTGACAATAAACTTATTATAGATACTGAACAATATTCCATATATGTAAATAATAAAGTATTTAATCATTAATAAGATGTTCTTATTATGGATAGCAATTTAATAAACGCTATACAAGATGACCTTGAACCTAAGTGCTATAACATGGGAAGATGTGTTGTAGCTCTTAGTGCTCAAGGTTATGTTGTTAATGCAGCTAAAAGACTTAAGCTGAAAATAAATATAATATTGCAAGAACAATTAAAGTATATAGACTCTTTTACT